TAGCAGACAACGGTTTAGTATTGTTGTTTTTCAACGAAGCCACTAAAGTAGCAAGATCTGCTCGGTCTTGGGCACGGAGACGATCACGCTCAAGCGCTGCTTTACGGTCTTTTTCCTTTTCATCTGCTGAAGCTTCTCGCTGAGCTTTTTTATCTTGGGAAAGCTGCAAAGCTGACAGAACTTTATTAGGATCTCCAAATCGAGAAACAACAGCCATAATTTCTTTTTCTGTTGCATCAGGACCAAGCTCACTAAGTGCTTTTCGTAGTTGATCTTCACGATCAAAAGCCTGAATTTCCTTATTAGTTTTAGCTGCGGTAAGACCTGCTTGAATTTCTTGTTGCTTACGTGCAGCAAGCGCTTGACCTAGTTGAGCAGCCTCAGCAGACATACCAGCCTGTTGCAAACGATTAGCGTATTCTTCCAATCCTTTGGTCGTGGTAACATCAATACCTTGAGCCATTTGACGCAGCATAGAAGCACGTTTAATAGCAGGGTCTTGAATGTCTACACCTGCTGCTTGAGCCAAACCTTGACCCAAGTTAGAGCCAGCCTTGTAGCCCATAAAAGCAAGCTGCTGAGAGGGATTCAACTGTGCAAACTGAGATGCACGAGCCTCCAACAATTGCTGTTGTTGTTCCTCAGGGGTCAATGAACCACCAAAGAGTCCAGAAAGATCTGTAGCCATTATTACTCCTTAAAACACACCTAGTTCTTGAAGATACTGATAATAGGGATCAGTAGACTCAAGAGCAGGGGAAGCTGATGTATTGGCAGCACCAAAGATGCTAGACCAATCAGTATTATCACCACCAAAAGAAGCAATCAGTTTTGCCACAGGATCAGTCAAACCAGCAACCCCACCAGTGACTGCTTGTTGATTAAGAGCAGCACCTGTAGCAAGACGCTGATTAGCCGCAGTAGCTGCTTGTTGCAGCGTATTAGCCACCTGCGAGCCTGCTGTAGCTTGTTTAGCTCCCAGTGCCGTAGAGAGGTCAAACGGATTCTGACCCAAGGCTTCAGCGCCAGCAGCGCCTGCCAAGTAGTTGGTATACGGAGCCAAAGCAGCAGTTTGGTATGCAGGAACCTGACCAAGCAAGCCAGCACCGGTGTTAAACAATCCAGCACCAAAGCTAGTCTGTTGTTGACCTTGTTGCATTGCATTAGCAGCCAACTGAGCATCCTGCTGAGCCAAGGCATTGTAGTAAGCCTGGAGCTGCGGGTTAGAAGCACCCATAGCCACGCTACCGCCAGCACCAGAGGTTCCACCAACGCCTAGACCCAGACGCCCTTGCTGGAACTGTTGGTTAGTCAACTGAGCCAATTGTTGTTCACGCCCGGGCTGCAACAGTCCTTGCTGTTGTTTCATTACTCGCTGAGCAGCAGCCTCAGGGCTTTCAGCAAGGTAGCCTTTACCCAAAGTAAAGAGACTCTGAGCAGCTTGACCCACAGGAGCAATCTCTCCTGCTGCTTGTGTGGCTTGACCCAGGTTAACACCTGCTTGACCGATCAAACGCTCACGCAAGGCAGCAATGTCAGGGGCTACGTTATAGCCAGCACCTGTCAAACGACCCTGGTCATCGTAGGTGAACCCGCTAGTACCAAAGCGAGAGGTCACACCTACGGGACGGAATTGAGCAGCTTCAGCAGCCCGGTTACCTGCTGCAAGGAGTTTATCTGCTAGAGCAGTCTGCTGATTAGATCCATAGTTAGCAGCAGCTAGAGTGCCTAGAGCTCCTACGCCTCCGCTGAGTAGACCACTAATGGCCTTTTGTTCTTCTGCTGTGAGTGCCATTAGTAAGTACCTCCATCAACGGTAGCAGTAAAAGTACCAGTTACGGTAAGGTTAACTGCTGTGGCTGTTCCTGTTAAAGTTGAGTTAGCTGCATCAGCCTTTGATGCCACCGCAGAAGCAATGTTATCAAACTCTGTGTTAATCTCTGTGCCTTTGATTAACTTTGCAGGATTACCTGAAGCTAGGCCGTCCTTTGTAGCAAAGTTAGTGCTCTTTACATAGTTACTCATTATCGAGTCCTTCCTGCTTTACAGAATACGTCAATCTTTTGTATAGACAATTCAAAATCACTGATAACAGTCTCAATACCTAATTGAATAATGTTACCGGCGCCTCCTACCTGAATCTTCTGATTCTCAAACACAATACCAGCAGAATATTCACCAATATTGTATTCAGCGATTCCATATTCAGCAGGATTCAAATCCCCTAGTTGTAGGAACTGAGAGTTATAGTTAGTGCTGTAGTCAAACCCATATTTGAGAATAACATCAGCACCGTTACCACCAATCATGGTGAAACTAATCTTCTTCAGGATCTTAATCGAAGTAGGAGAACCCAGGTCAAAGTAGTTACTGTAGTAACTCATGCGATAGGTGGTGGAATTATCGCTGTTGCCAGTGTAATAACCAATATATCCAGGCAGACCCAAGAGAACCTCTTTTGCTCGGTTAGCAAACAAAGCAGTAGGGGTCAGTGTCCATGTGGTTGTCCTTGCTGCTCCATTCTGAAGAGTGGTCCTCATGTCAAAGCAATACGTAACCCCAGACACGGGCAATACCAACAAGTAGAAGGCATTACTGTCTGAATACATGGCTTTGATGTTGGTCAAGTCCTCAAGGGAGACACCATAAACCAGATCATCACGGACATTAGCACTCAAGTCTCGCAAAGGAGCAGAACGCTCTTGAACCACTCGTTTCATTGACCTAACACCTGAATCACTCAAGAAGATAATATCATCTCCAGTGACTTTGATAGTATCACGAGCACAGCAGCCAATACCGCTAACAGTATCAGCCAAAGACATATTAGTGGGATCATTTGCACCTTGATAAATCAGGATCTGTCTACGTCCAAAGATATACAAGTAGTTATTGTGTGCAGCCAAGCCTGTGATCTCATCAGCACCGGCAGGCCACACCTGAGCCACATTCAAAGACCCAGAAGAGCCGGTATTGAGCACATGACCAGCCAGCAAGTCAGAGAACTGAATGGTGTTCTTATCCCCTGCGCTAGAAGCACTCCAGGTGCGTCCATAAGCGCTTATAACGCAGTTATTCTGAGTGACTGTACCTAGGTATCCAGTCTTCTCTGAAACACGCTTATACGTGGTTGTAGACACCGCAGGATCGAACACCAGAGGATCATGCCCCTCTTGATACAGGTACAAGACTCCATTCAAGGGAGCCATTTGCCACTTATCGTTGGTAATCGTAGGAGCTGTACCACCGCCGCCATAGGTAAGCATTGTCAGGGTGGAACCTACCAGCTTAAAGAGCTTACTGTTACCCGCAGCAATGATGTAAGAGGTTCCGTCTGCGGCGATTAACTCTCCAATCGCCTTAACTGCTGCGGTGCTTAGGTCAGTATTAGTGCTATGCTTAGGAAGCCAACCCTTACGTGCTCCGATACGCCCGAACTTGTCAATCACACAGTTACTGGCTTGAGTAGCAAAACCAGCCTCCAAAGCAACAGAGGAATCCTGAGTGTTAACACCCATGAAACCAGGAGCTGCAATGCTGGAAGTTAGTAGTTGTTCAGACATTACGGATTCACCCAAATAACTTCTTCAAGGTAGCGGTTACGCTCAATTGCTACTGCATCAGCCAAAGCAAAGCGATACAGTTGATAAGCCTCAGAAGACAACACACCTGCGTCTTCACCACGCTCTGCGATAGCCTTGGCGTAAGCCAGCATGCTCACCAAGTGGTCAGGAACCCACACACGGTCAGCATCAGCAACCAAGTCCACCTGAGGAATAATCAAGTTAAAACGAATGGTGTATGCACCGTCAGGGATGGGATACAAATCAACCTGAGTGTCCCCGTTAGAGTCCACACCGTTGAAGTTATAGTAAGCAGGACAACCTTTACCGCTTTGAACCAACAAGAACTGTCGATCCATCCATGTGGTAGGAGCATAACGTAACTCAGTGTCATTGGTGTCATTAAGGATGTCAATCACCCTAAAACGCATCCCTGAGCCAGTCAACACATAGTTAAAGACACTATCAGTGGTTGTAGCTGTCAAAGTGTTTGATAGAGCATTCCAATCATGTGCGTCTTCTACTTCGCGCTTAGCGTCATTAACAAACACACCAAGCATCTTGGCATAGCTGTTATCCTGCACAGAAGACACCGTAGGTTCTCTCAGCCTACGTAGAACATTATTGACTAGATCAAGGTACGTAGCCATTTAGATTCCTTCTTTCTTTATCTGCTCAAACGTGCAGATAATACTTATTGTGCTACCAGACTCACTGGTGGCTTTAACAGTATCACCTTCTTCAAGAACAAAATAAGCACTGCCATCAATCTGTTTAAAATCTTTGGTACTTATAGTGTAAGTATCCAGAATATAAATGTCTGTACTAGCGCTAGAATCACGCCAAAGAAGCGTAATATGCTTAGAAGAGGCTGAACCGTTAGTTATATGCGAAAGGTTCCACTTAGCATAATATCCAGTAGGAACCGTATAAACGGTTGTCTGCACACCTGCTGGTAGGTTTAAACCAACGCTTATTTCTCTCATTTCTTCTTACTCTTATTCTTAGCGGTGCGTTGACCACGCATGGGCATATTAGCTTCACTCATGGCGATAGCAATAGCTTGTTTACGATCCTTCACCACAGGACCACCTTTACCGCTATGCAGAGTACCTTCTTTGTACTCACGCATGACTTTACCAATCTTCTTCTCGCCTTTTTTCATAACAGTCTCCTTTAATGAGTAAGTTTATGCTCTACAACCGCATAAATAGCACCAAAGAAGGCTACGACAATGAGGATAGGTTTCACAGCTTTAGCTAGCCACTCTAATACCGTAAATGCACCAGAGGCAGCATTGAAGGCATTAACCATGTTTTTAGTATTAGAATCGAGTCTATCAACCTTTTGTTCCACTTGAACTAGGCGATCATAGATCTCTTTGTGGCTAACTTCGTCCATTTATTCCTCTTTGGGTGTGTCTTCTTTAGGAATCTGAGCCTCAGCTTGTTCCTTGATTTTAACGATCAAAGGCCATGCACCAGACTTAGAAGGAAGTTCCCCGAGTACATTCAGAATGCCTTGGACTTCTTCAATTGACAGGTTTAGGTTAATCATAATAGCTCCTTAGTTAAAACAAAGAGCATACCACAAATTACCAAGGAAGTCCAGTGGCAGAGACAGGATTCTTCTGGAGATTGATCTGAGCAGCCAGAGCAGTTTCAGTGGCTTCTTTATCCACACCAGATGCCCAGCACCAACCCAGAACCTCTTGCTCAGTCACTTGAGCGTAGGGAGTGCTAGGCGTACCCGTCCAAGAGCAGGTAGAGTAAATAG